CTATGGGGTCTATTCCTCAAGGATTTGCGATTAATCACTATCTAACTGATACTGATGCATGGTTCTTGACTACTGATGTACCTAATGGTCTTAAACATTTTGTACGTACCGCAATGCAAACCTCTATGGACGGGGATTTTGATACAGGTAACGCAAGATATAAGGCTCGTGAGCGTTATAGTTTCGGATGGAGTGATCCACTCGGAATGTTTGGCTCCCCCGGTGCTTAATTAAAGCATCGACCCCCCCTAGAAGACCCACTTCGGTGGGTCTTTTATTTTTATAAGTAACGTGATACTATGTGGGTTCCATGATACCTCCTCCTAGGTATTTCGGAAGCCCACTAACTGGCCCCTTTTATGGTTATTAGTGGGCTTTTTTTATTGACTCATTATGTGCTTAAGGGTATAAATATATTTTTAACTTCTGACAGCGTAAGCTGACACTAGCCAAGACAGGAGATTAATATGGCTAATACTACATTTACAGGCCCAGTGCGGTCTAAAGATGGCTTTGATGCTATCAAAACAAGCACTACTACAGGTGAAATTACTAATACAATGTCTATGGAAACTTATGTAGCAACAGTTACAGTTGCTGACGGTGCTACCACAGGCAAAGAATCTGCTATTGGTATTCCTTCTAATTTTATTCCAATGGGTGTAATGATAGCTGTTACTGGAGCTGCCTCTAACGCTGTTAATGTACAAGATATAGGTACGGATGCCGATACAGATGGATTTGTAGATGGTATTTCTGCTGCGGCAAACTCAACAGGTTTCAAAGGATTTTTCCCATGTAATGGTGTTTTAGGGATGTCTGGAGGGGCTACTACAGCAGCTACTGCCACAGCAGACGAGGTTGAGATTGTTCTTTCTGGAGATCCCGGAGCAGATACTACTGTTGTTATGAAATTCTTTGGATTGTCTAGCTCTTCTGACGCATCTTAAATTAGGAGGTACTTATGTCTTCTGATATAAAAGTTGCTAGAGTTACTGCTACAGGCACTTTAGTTAATAGACGAGCTAGATTAAAAGGCATTGTTTACACTGCTGATGGTGATGATACGATGACATTTAAAGACGGTGGGGCTTCTGGCACTACTATTTTGACTTTGTTAGCCCGTGTCGAAAATGGGGTAAACGATATTTATATTCCTGATGATGGTATATTATTTGAGACAGACATTCATGTAACTATAACCGGATCGAATGTCGCTGATATAAATATTTTCTATACTGGATAAATGGTTGCTCGTGTAAATAAAAAGAAAATGCCTTGCAATAGGCCAAAGCGTACTCCTAAACATCCCAAGAAGTCACACATTGTTAAAGCATGTAAGGATGGTAAGGAAAAAGTAATACGCTTTGGTCAACAAGGTAAAAAGGTTGGCACTGTAAAGGGTACGGCAGGTAAACCTAAAGCAGGGGAGTCTGCTCGTATGAAAGCTAAAAGGCGTTCCTTCAAAGCTAGACACGGTAAGAATATAAAGAAGGGTAAGATGTCAGCGGCTTACTGGGCGGATAAAGTTAAATGGTAAAGGAGTAAAGCATGGCTAAAGGTGTAGGACATTATTTTAGAGATGGCACAAAGTTTACTGGCAAGAGTCATAAAATGCCCAATGGAGATGTACATTCTGGTGCAAGACACGGTAAAAACAGTAAAAAATTATTTCATTTTAAAGATTTGTCTAAAACGGCAAAACTAAAAGCTAGAAAGAGGAACGTCTGATGGAGAGCAACCCTGAATCTATAAAACCTATTATAGACGGGGTATCTGCAACTCTAGGGGTTGGAGTGTTTTTTGGTTATATTCAAGCATTAGTTGGAATTTTTACAATTGTATGGTTCGCTATCCGTATATGGGAAACTAAAACTGTGCAGAGTTTAGTTAATAAAAACAAGGAGTAAGTTTAATGGCTTTGATGGGACTACTGCCTATGGCAGCAAAAAAACTTCGCAAAAAAGGATATAGACCTTTGGCTATGTTATCTCCTGCAGCTATGGCTATGGGGATGCATAAAAAAGATAAAATGAAACCTATGAAAACTATGAAAGGTGGTGGTATGAATAAACAAATGGGGTACAAAGGTGGTGGCATGAATCCCGGTATGATGGCTTTAAAAAAAGAACGTCCTGATGTAGCTAAAAAAATGGGTTATAACTATGGGGGCAAAGTTAAAAAAATGATGGGTGGTGGTATGACCATGAAAGACAAAAAGAAAATGATGGGCTATATGGGCGGTGGTATGGCTATGAAAAAAATGAAGAATGGCGGTATGGCTATGGGGAATAAAACATTTAACCCTAAGTGTGATGGTATGGCTAAAAAAGGCAAAACTAGGGCAAGGATGGTTTAAATGGCAACTAGTGGTACAGCAGCGTTTAACCCAGACATAGCGGAGATATGCGAAGAGGCATTTGAACGCTGTGGGTTAGAAATGCGAAGCGGTTATGATCTACGAACTGCTAGACGTAGCCTTAATATAATGTCTGCTGAATGGTCTAATAGAGGGTTAAACCTATGGACTGTAGCAGAAGGCACAGTATCCATAACGGCTGGTACTGCTACTTATACGTTACCATCAGATACTATAGATTTGTTAGAGCATGTTATTCGCACAGGCTCAGGCTCAACACAGTCAGATCAATCCCTTACCCGTATTTCAGGCTCTACTTATGCTACACTGACATCTAAAAATAGTGAGGGAAAACCTGTACAGATTTATGTGGATAGACAAGCAACTCCAACAGTTACACTCTGGCCTGTGCCAGACTCCGCATCTACTTACACATTGGTGTATTGGCGTATTCGCAGGATTGAAGATGTTGGTGCTGCTGCTTCTAACACTTATGACGCTCCTAGTCGTTTCATCCCTCCTTTGGTTGCAGGGCTTGCTTATCAAATAGCGTTAAAACGACCAGAAGTAGACCTTAACAGAGTGGCATTATTAAAAGCTGCATATGAAGAACAATTTACCCTAGCCGCAGATGAAGATAGGAGTAAAGCCTCAGTGCAGTTTGTGCCTAGTATAAGTTCAGTATAGGAGAAAATTATGAAAGAAGAGACTGTATATCAACAACCTAAAAAAGTACCTGTGCCTGATTTTGCAGGGTATCCAAATAATATTCCTTCCACACAGACTATTCCAATGAAAGGAAAAGGTGCTTCTACTAGAGGGAATAAAGTAAGTAAAAGATTAGCGTAAGTATGCCTAAATATGCTACAGGGAAACATGCGTTTGGGTTTTGTGATCGGACAGGGTTTAGATATAAACTCAAGGATTTAAAGCATGAGTATAGTGCGGGGGTGCGTACAGGGCTTAGAGTTGGTAAAGATGTTTTTGACAAAGATCACCCACAGAATTTTTTGGGTAGGTACAAGATAAGTGACCCGCAAGCGTTAAAAGACCCTAGGCCAACAGGAGCTATAGCAGGTAGAGGGGCTTTTGGTTGGAATCCTGTAGGGGATGGTAATTTAAGTTTATCTGGAACAGTTAGCACACAAATAAGTTCTGGAGTAGGAACAGTAACGGTGACAGTATCATGAGTCCAATAGACGATATAGGTAGTGAATTAGATGATGTAAATACACCGGAAAACTTAGGGATGCCCGGTTTTGGTGTAGATTTGCCGGGTATTGGTAGTAAACCTATTTCGCCTATACAAACTCCTATACAACCCCCACCTGTAATAGTTGATCCTATAGAACAACCTACACAACCTCCATCTGTACAATCAACACAACCTGTACAACAACGTCAGCAACGTCAGCAATTTAATCCATATAACTATTTGATGCAGCAATTTCAAAGTTATATGAGGCCACCTCAATACTCTCCTTTTGGGTATGGTGGTAGAAGTATGTACGGATTGGGTTCTTACGGGATGTCCCCAATGATGGGGTATGGCGGTTATGGTGGCTACGGAATGTCTCCTATGATGGGGTATGGTGGAGGATATGGTTCACCTTTTGGGGGTGGGCTTATGTCTTTATTTAGTGGGTATATGCGATGAATTACACAGAACTTAAACAAGCTATTCAGGATTACACAGAAAATGCCGAAACTACGTTTGTAAATAATATAGATTCTTTTATTAAGCAAGCAGAAAGACGCATATATAATGAGGTACAGTTACCTGTGCTTCGTAAAAACTCTACGGGTCTTACAGCCTCAGGAAATACTTATTTACAGTTGCCGGATGATTTTTTAGCTGCGTATTCCTTGGCGGTTATAAATAGTGGGGCGTATTCTTATTTAATAAATAAGGATGTAAACTGGATACGAGAGGCATACAACAGCACTTCTATTACTGGATTACCTAAATATTATTCTTTGTTTGATGACAATACTATATTAATGGCTCCAGTGCCTGATGCTGCATATTCTCTTGAATTACATTATTACTATATGCCTACGTCTATTGTTACAGCAACAACCACATGGTTAGGAACTAATTACGATCAAGTTTTATTGTATGGTTGTTTACTAGAGGCATATACTTTTATGAAGGGTGATCCAGACCTTTTGACTTTGTATAAAGAACGATATGCGGATGGTATGCGTCAGTTAAAGATGTTAGGAGATGGTAAAGATAGACGAGATGCCTATAGATCAGGGCAAGTTAGATATGAGGTAACTTAATGCTTGGCGAGATACTTAATGGTAGTGTTGGGAATGTAACGGTAAATACAACTTCTAATAGGGGGTTAACCCCTGAAGAGCTTACAGAAATGGCTATCTCCAATATAATATATGTGGGGAAAGACGCACCAAAACCTTTACGGGATCAAGCTATGGCCTATCAAAATAGGTTAAAACAGGTTATATTACACTATTTGAAACAAGCAGTTAAAAGTGATAGAACTACTTTAGTAAACAAGTTAAATAACGCTGGACATACGGATGCAGCAAAAATTATCAGGAGACTTTAATGGCAATTACACAAGCAGTATGTAACAGCTTTAAAAAAGAACTTTTAGTCGGGGCACATGATTTTGATGCGTCTTCGGGGGATACTTTTAAATTAGCTTTATATACATCAAGTGCTAGTTTAAGTGCGAGCACTACAGCATTTACTACTTCTAATGAAGTTTCAGGCACAGGTTATTCTTCGGGGGGAGCTAGTTTAACTTCTATAGACCCTGCTTTAGATAGTAGTACGGCTGTATGTGATTTTAGTAACTTAACTTTTTCGACAGTAACAATTACAGCTCGTGGGGCGATGATATACAACTCCACGCCTAATACTACATCTGCTTCATTAACTAATCCTGCATGTGTCATATTAAACTTTGGCAGTGATATTACAGCTACAGCAGGAGACTTTACAATTACCTTTCCAGCTGCAGGTGCATCTACAGCTATAATAAGGTTAGCTTAGGAGATGATAGATGGCGTTTGTATTAGCAGACAGAGTTAGGGAGACTACAACTACTACAGGAACTGGAACTATAACTCTAGGTGGAGCAGCTCAATCTTATCAAACTTTTGCTTCTGCCATAGGAAATACTAATACTACTTACTACGCTATAGCTCATCAAAATGCTAATGAATTTGAGGTAGGGTTAGGTACAGTATCAACTTCTGGTTCAAATACTTTAGCTAGAACTACGGTACTAAAATCAAGTAACTCTAATAATGCTGTAGATTTTTCTGCAGGAACTAAGGATGTATTTGTTACGTACCCTTCAGAAAAGGCAGTCACTACTAGCGATGCCCAAACTCTTACTAACAAGACCATTGATGCAAGTCAATTGTCAGGTACTGTGGCAAATGCTAGGTTAGATGCACAGTTACAAGATGTGGCAGGATTGGCTGTTACTAACGGTAATTTTATCGTAGGTGATGGGTCTAATTTTGTAGCAGAATCGGGAGCAACTGCACGAACATCTTTAGGATTGGGAACGGCAGCAGTACTAGATACAGGAATATCTAACACAAATATAGCTAAATTTACTTCTGGCGTAGCGGATAATGATTTTCTTAGAGTAGATGGGACAGATATAGAGGGAAGGTCTGCTAGTGAGGTGCTGTCAGACATTGGGGCTCAAGCTGCTGGTAGCAACTTGGTTATACCGGATGATGGCACTATTGGTAGTGCTTCTGATACCGATGCTATAACCATCGCATCCGATGGA